ATTGCTGCTGTTGAGTGTCAATCAGGGGCGCAATGTGGCAGAACTCAGAGTAATTAACCCCCAGAGACGCAGACGCGGAGAGGCGCGATCGGAACACGTCGTGTATGCGTACACGCGCGGGACAACTGTTGCTGTCTAAGCCGCGTCCAAGGAACGTGGCGTCGCGTGGTGAGCGCAGCGCGTCGGGGAGCGCGTGTGCAGTGGATACGCAGTGCGAAAGGGGGCGCGTGCGTTGATTGATAGCGATTGCGCGAACATGCACCGCGTGAGTGATCACGAATTAACATGCGTGACGCGTGATTTAACAGCGCGCACTCGCGTTGCGGCGCAATCTTTTTTTTGTTTGAGCGCGATGCGGACGTGCGGGGGGTGTTTGATGTATACCGCGCGGCGCAGCATTTTTTGACCTGCTTCCGCGGGGCCGACCTAAATAGGGAACAATGCACTTCCTAGGTATTAGTTCCTGTCAAAAATTCTGAAAATTATTTTTGTTCACTACGCACACGAGCGGAATTACGTAAAAACGAAATTCTTAGACTGGGCAAAATAGACGCCGAAAGTATCAGTGGCTTACGGAAATACTCCTGAAGAGTTTATGGCCCGGCATACGCGTGGTCCGCGTCCGGAACCGCAAAATGTCGCGGGTTTGCCACCGGTAAACGCCCAATATGTGCGTCAAATGCGTCAAGGCAGCACAAAGGCGGGATATGGAACACGCGGCGAGCGCAAACGTGTTTTACGTGATGAAGTCATTAGGCAACAGCTAATCGAGCCGGGTCCTGCGCCTGATTCAGTGATTAGTCAGGCAATGGGGCGTCCAATCTCTGTTGAGGCCGCAAAAATGGCCCAACAGTTCATGGATCCTGTATTTGGACTGTCTCCTAAAGAAGCAATCGGCCTCGCTGAGATGATTCAGCGCGGTGAGCCTATTAGCCAGGAGATGGCTGAGCGTTTTGGTGCGAAAGGTGAGCTCGCTGCTAAGGGCAGCATGGGCGACCCGATTAAGGCTGCGAATCAGGCTATTAATAAGGATGTGCTGCTAACCGAGGTCGACAACCCAAATGCACGTAGTAGTTCTGGTGGCCGCTTCAAAGATGAATCGCTGATTCCAATTCTCATTGCTAAACGGACCGAACAATTCCGGACTAAAGGCGGTTTAGAGGGTATTCAGTCACCGACAATTAGGTCTCAGGGCAGGTTGCAATTCGATCCGCGCGCAGTGGAGCTTGCTCTCCTTAACCCAAGGGCGCCAATGAATCCTGAGGCTGGCGCAGATGGAGAAACGATTGCAAAAGCAATTAACAAGGTTCTTACTGAAGGTCGCACAAACATCGTGAGTCGTGATCCGAGAGGCTTGATGCCGACTGGGAAACCTAATGAGTTTGTAGATCCCAGCAACCCTGACCTCCTTCTATATAAATACGCAGTAGATCCGGGCGGAGAGACCGCGAGTTATCGCGTTCAAAGCCGCGGGAGGCAGACACCAGAGTCGCTTGAAGCTGTGAATAGGATCCTCGAACAAGTCATGGGCGGCGCACCTGTCGTTAATCAGCGCTTGCAGGATCCTGAGATGTTCCGATTGCAGCAGAAATTGCTTGAGGCGTCTTCAGATCCAGTAGATATGACGACCCCGGCTACGTCTGTCGATAGGTACGGCGCTACGAAGGTCAACAACCCTGCGTTGAACTTGATGAACACCATCAAAGCAATGTCAGATGCTCCTATCTCGGAGGTTTCGCAGGCTGGACTGGTGGCTGATTCCAGTGACATGAAGTTCTACCAAGAGCTGATCGGAGCCGACTTGAAAGCATTGGCGGAAAAAGTCACGGTGCAGCAGCAAAGCTCTGCTCGCCCGCAGAATTCTGCGATCAATGCCACCAATAATTCGCCTGTTAACGCCCCTGCACCCCAGTTAGACGTCGAATCGCAGCAGGAAGTCCTAGGTCAACTCAATGATCAAGCTCGCCAGAATATTGAGCGTGGTCTTGCAGGTAGCCAGACCTCCCGAAATGCAGCAATGCAGTTCCTTTCACAATTCAAAGCACGTTTGCTCGGACGATGAACCACAAATCCGCCGAAAAGGCCAAGGACAAGGCCGATACGTACAAAAAAGAGGGCTCCGATGAGTCGAAATCGGAGCGTAAGGACGGCAAGATGCCGAAGGAGCTGCTCGAGCACTTCAAAAACAAGAGCAAAAAGAAGTAAGCTCTCGCGCAGATGGCAGACGATTCACGCCAGAAAGCTAAATCGCTTGCAAAGGCCTTCAAAAAGATGTCCAAACCCGCTAGTAAAGGCGGTACTGGGGGCACTTTCAAGGCTGCTGCGACTAAAGCCGGGTACGCAGACAGCACAGAAGGCCGTAAAAAATTTGCGAATCACGTTCTCTCCAACAAAGACGACTTCTCGTCGAAGATGGTTAAGAAGGCGAACTTCTACAAGAACATAATTGCAAACTAGGGCTGGCTAATATAGCCCTAAGTAGTGGGTAATTGCGTGGCATTTTCCCTGGATTCGTACGAACCCGGATCCTTGAGTCAGTCTTTGGCCCAAGGTAAGGAGAATGCGGCTGAGCGTGGCGAAACGCCTGCAAGTTTTGGCTATGACCAAGGCTCTGCTTCTAAATACCCAGGCCCCGAATTCGGAAAACAGCGTTTTGCAGGCGATGTTTTCAAAGGATTGGGCGTAGAAGGCGTGTTCGGCCAAATGTCGAACGACAGGCAGAACGTTCAGGCCCAAAACAACCTTCAGTTGTTTATGAGCCAGTACACAAACGGACTGTTCTCGCCAATTCCACCCGCACCCCCGATGCCACCCGCTTAGTAAAGATGGCCCTACGATTCGCAACGCAGGCGGCACCGAAGATCGCCCAATATCTCAAACTTCTTGTACCAAAATCGGGCACTGAAGCGGCTCTGCGCTTTGGACCAGACCTGTTGTTCGCTGCTGCAAACGCCGCGATTGCTCCAGAAGGGACAAGCAAGGAAGATCGAGCCAAGCTCGCTGGAGAAGATCTGGCGATTGGCCTTGGGGCATCAATCCTGGGTCAATTAGGAGGTGCCGGCCTCGGTCGAGTAATGGCTGGCAAGCGATTCGCTGCGATGAATGCAGCCGACAGGGCAAAGCTTGGATCAGCAATGACTTTCGGCGATATTGCAGCTGGCCCGCTGAATATGATCGCGCCTCGTCCAATCATGGAAGACGTCTACCAGCAAGCAGCACTTGAGGCTCAGGAGCAGCAGCAAGCTGAGATGCAGGGACAACTTCAAGAACGAGAGCAGGCCTTGATTCAGGCACTGCTCGGTAGTGGCCTGTTGCTGAAGTAACGATGAGTTTCCGTAAAGGCTTCACAAGCGGCTTGGAATCCAAGATCGGTACGCAAGCCCAGCCGAATTTTGTCGAGTCACCGCTCAAAGCGATGGCTAACAGGTCGCACATCCTTGCTCAGCTCAAAGCAGCGTTTGCCTCACCAGAACGCTTGAAGGAGATTGAGCGCCTTCGTAAGGAAGACAAGTCTGGAGCAGAAAGGCAAGCCTTCTATGACACCTACATGATCCGCGATGCGGAGACCAAGAGAGAGGCTGCAGGCGCAGTACTGGGAACCATTGCCGCTGACATTGCCGGTGATGGGATGCGGAATATTTGGTGGTTCATCAATGCACCACAGGCACTCACTCAAGTTGCTACTCAGCAGGCCATCGCGACTGGCGCGGGCAGAACGGTGCAGCCACTGATCGAAACAGCACCATTGCGAATGGCAGCAACTCTCCCCGCTGTTTTGGGTATCAGCATGGGTATGGGCCAATACGGTCGAGAGCCGGGATACAAGGCAGCTGTACCTAGTGAGGATGATCCCCGGCAGACAGCTGATCCTGTGAGCGAGGTATTGACTCGTTATTTCTTGGGTCGCTCAGGTCGCCTTCTGCCGTACGACGAGTTTGTCAAGGAGCGTCCTGACGTCTCGCCTGAGGAGTATCGCCAGTACAAGAATTACTTGTTCAGCAACCAGGGTGTCCTTAAAGCGACTGACGAAGGAGTACTTGGACCGGAGGTTGCGTTCATGGGTAAATCTATTCCGATAAGTACAGCACTGGCGCCTGCTGTTGCGGGCATCATCG